TGTCGCTCGTCGGCACGCAGAAGCTTGGCTACAACCCGGTGTACTGCAACTGGGATGCGTGGGCTGGTCACTGGAAGCCCAAGTGTGTCGGCAAGCCGCAGGTCATCGATGCCGCTGGCGTGTCGGCCAAGCTCAAGGACTGCTGGTCCGGCAACTATGAAGTCGGCGTCAAGCTCTGCGACCTCAAGGCGCCGGAGTGGCTGGACACGCTCAAGAAGCAGGCCGCATTTGATGGCCTTGGCATGGAGCTTCCAGGGCATGACTGTGACGCAATCCGGAGGATGATCAAAGACTTCCAGGACGCCCACAAACGGAATCCCGTGATCGCAGAAATCGGATCATGGGCAGGCAGGTCCGCAATTCTCATGGCATCTCTAGGGGCCACGGTGTATTGCGTAGACCACTGGCAGGGCAGTCAGCATGACGACGGCACCGCCGGAGTGGATCCGGAGACGGCGTACCAGACGTTCCTCCGAAACACCTCCAGGTACCGCGAGGTTGGCAGCATCAAGCCGTTCCGCGGAAGCTCCGCCGAGGCGTCGGTGCATTTCCTGGCAACTGGCAAGGATTTCGACATCGTCTACATCGACGCCGAGCATACGTACGAAGCGGTCAAGAAGGACATCGCCATGTGGCGGCCCATGGCCCAGCACCTAATCGCCGGGCATGATTACAACATATTCCCCGGCGTGCGACAGGCGGTTGACGAGGCGCTTCACGGCGTCCGGGTTGATGGGAACGTGTGGATGGCTAAGCCGTGAGAACCTGCGTCAAGTGCAAGAAGGACCTGCCGGACGAGGCATTCCACCTTGCGTCTGACGGCAAACGCCACCCGCGGTGCAAGGCCTGCCGCACGGCCTACGAACGCAAGCGGCGAAAGCAGAAGAAGGATGACCGCCTTGATCAGATTGAGCGAGACGCGGTCGATGTGTTCTGCAAGGCCGCGAGGCTGGGGGGTGGGAATATCCCGCACAGCGCTGAGCTGCTTGAGACGCTGCTGGACTACATGGGCGGGACCAGGGGCTTCGCCAATCTGTTTATGAAGCAGTACTACGATAGCCCGCCGGGCGGGGCGTTCCGGACGAAGCAGCTGGAAACCATCGTCCGCCTGGTGACGAACAACGCCGCGATGGGCGGGGCGAAGAAGCCTCTGACGCTGTGGAGCGAGGAGGAGCTTGAGGACGAGCTGAGGGTGCGGCTGATTGAGACGGCCGCCACCCTGCGAACGATCACCGTCGAAGCCTTGCCGGAGGTCCGTGAAGAAGCACCCGCGCAAGATCCCTGATCCGCCCAAGCCTGACGGGGTGGACATCAAGGCCGCGCTAACCCAGCACACGCTGGGCGTTCTCAAGGAAGTCCAGGCCGAGCTAAAGAGCCGCCGCATTGAGGCGTTGCGGCTGTATGAGCCGATGCCCCACCAGGATCTCATGCACTCCGAGCGATGCTCTGAGCGGATCATCCTTGGCGGCAACCGCAGCGGAAAGTCCCTCAGCACCTTTGTGGAGGACGCCCGCGCTGCCACGGGACAGGACCCGTACGGCAAGTACCCTGAGCGGGATGGCATCCTGATCATCGTTGGCCGGAACTGGCCGCACATCGGCCTGGTGTGCTATCCGATGCTCTTCAAGGCCGGGGCGTTCAAGATCATCAAGGACCTTGAGACGGGCGATTGGCGTGCGTTCCGCCCGTTGCAGGACGCTGATCGCATTGCCGAGGCCAAGCCGGCTCCGCCGCTGATCCCGCCGCGGTACGTGGTGGACACCTCCTGGGTGCTGAAGAACGCCGGCTACTGCCAGAAGGTCACGCTCGCCAACGGCTGGGTGATCAACTTCTTCTCGTCTGAGGGCGAGCCTCCGCAGGGATTTCAGGCGGATTTGGTCCACCTGGACGAGGACGTTTCCAATCCAGCATGGGTGGGCGAAATGCAGGCTCGCCTCGCAGACCGCAAGGGGCGCCTGATGTGGTCTGCCATGCCGCACTCCAAGAACGACGCCCTCCTCGGCCTGTGTGAGCGTGCCGACCGTGAGGCTGAGCTGGGCACCGAGAGCCCCATCATCAAGAAGTTCGTCTTCAGGTTTTTGGATAACGCCCATATCGATCAGGCCGAGAAGGAGAAGAACATCAGCCGGTGGTCTGCCCTGGGCGTGGACGAGCTTCGCATGCGTGCGGAAGGCGAGTTCACCCAGGACTCCATCCTGATGTACCCGTCGTTCAACCCCACGGTCCATGTCCTCAAGCGGGAGGATCTGCCGGGCGGCATACCGCCCAACTGGTGCAAGTATGTCGCTATTGACCCTGGCCACACGGTCATGGCGTGCGTGTTTGGGGCCGTGCCACCGGACGAGAAGTTCCTGCTGATCTATGACGAGCTGTACATCCGCAACTGCAACGCCCTGATCTGGGGCGAGGAGTTCGCCAAGAAGGCCCAGGACCAGCACTTCTACGCGTTCATCATGGACATGCACGGCGGCACGCTGCGCGACCTGGGCTCTGGACGCCTCCCGTGCGACCTGTACTCCGAACAGCTCCGCACGCGGAACCTCAAGGCCCAGATGAGCGGCTACCAGTTTGTGCCTGGGTCAGACGACATCATTGCCCGTACGAACCTGGTGCGGCAGATGCTGCACATCCAGGGCGACGGCAGCACGCGGGTGAAGTTCCTGGAGGGCGGCACGCCTGAGCTGCTCCGGGAAATCAAGCGATACAAGAAGAAGGTTGTGCAGAGTAACAACGGTCCGTTCATCACGGACATGCCCAACACTCGCGGCGAGGTCCACGCCGTCCAGTGCCTGGAGTACCTCTGCGCCTACGAGCCACAGTATCACGCCCCCCCAGCGATGCCGGGCGCCGAGCCCTGGTACGTAAAGTGGCTGGCCGAGAAGAAGAAGCGTCAGGGGGATGACGGGCGTGGGTATGTCGTTTTGGGTCCTACCAGAAAGGGGTGATGCGTGTCCTACCAGATGCCTGAAGTGAGCGTGGGCGAGACGGTCCTGTACTACGTGCATGAGAACTCCGAGCCGATCATGGCGTTCGTCACCCGGGTGGGGCGTGTCACCATCGAATGCTGGTCGCTGTCCCCCGGGTACGGCGGCGTGGACCGCACCAGCGTCCACCACAAGGACGATCCGGCCCTGGAAAACCCCAACCTGAAGGCCTTTGGGGCGTGGTCGCACCGGCCGCGGGATCCCCGCATCTCCCAGCTCTCCGAGCGGCTTTCCGCCCTGGAGAAGTCCAGCGGGGGCAATAAGAAGTAGCAGGAATACCCATGGCCGACCAAAATCCGCTCCGCCCCATTGTGCGAGGGTGGCTAGACAAGATCGATCTAGCCCTCAAGCACAAGAAGCCGTTCCAGGACGACGCCGAAGAGGCCATGTCGTTCTATGACGGCGACAACGCCTGGATGTTCCGGAACGAGTACACCCGGGGCGAGAAGGGCTTTGTTAAGGGGATCGCCCCGCCGGCCTTCCGGATGACCGTGAACCGGGTTTGGGAGGCCGTCCGCCTCTTTGGATCCGTGATTCACCACCGGAACCCTACCCGCAACGTCACGCCGCGGCAGTACCCCATCATCTCTCCGCAGATGCTGGGCATCTTCCCGCAGCCGCCGATGCCGCAGATGGGGCCGGACGGCCAGCCGGTGATTGGGCCTGACGGGCAGCCCGTCATGGCCCCGGACCCGGGGATGATGTTCTATCAGCAGATGACCCAGCAGACGCAGTTCATGTCGGAGAAGCGCCAGCTGATCTCCAAGCTGCTGGAAGAGTACCTGAACTACACCCCCAACGAACTGGACCTCAAGACGCACTCCCGCAAGGTGGTGGACGAGGCCCTGATCAAGGGAGCCGGGTGCTGGTTCACCGAGCTGTACCAGCCGCCCGGGTCCGACATCAGGGTTGCCGGGAGCTTCTTTGAGACGTTCGACAACGTCGTCTGGGATCCTGACGCCGACGACCAGGCGGACATCCAGTGGATCGCCCGCCGCCGCACGCACTCCAAGGAGTTTGTGTCCGGCAGATTCGGCATTCCCACAGAAGACCTCAAGGGCTCTGCGGAGAGCTACGATTCCCGCAGCAAGGCCGGCGACCAGGGCTACAAGACTCGCCAACGCAACGGCAAGTCGATGGACCTCGTCACCTACTGGGAGGTCTACAGCAAGGTAGGGTTTGGCGACCGCCTCAAGGACAGCGACAAAGAGCTGAGGGGCAAGTTCGACGCCCTTGGGCCCTACTGCTTCCTGGTGGTCTGCGAGGGCGTGGAGTACCCGCTGAACATTCCTCCGCAGATCCTGCAGGAGGAAGTGGACGAGACTGGCATCCCGCCATCGCTGTTCCAGGCCGCCCAGTGGCCCGTCCCGTTCTGGGCGGAGCCGGAGGGCTGGCCCTGCACCATTCTCCAGTGGCATGGGAAGCCCGGGTATTCCTACCCCATCTCGCTCATCAAGCCCGGTATTGGCGAGCTGCGGTTCATCAACTACGCGATGAGCTTCATGGCGACCAAGATCGCCACCTCGGCCAGCACCATGATCGGCGTGGCCAAGGCTGCGGACAACGACCTCAAGGCCAAGATCCTGGAATCCGACGAGTCCGGGTTCAAGATCGTTGAGATCAGCGAGGCCATCGGCAGGAACGTCAACGACATCATCTCGGTGTTTAACCTGCCGGGCGTCTCGTCCGACATGTGGAGCATCATTGCCGCTGTGACGGAGCTTTTCGACCGCCGCGTCGGTTTGACAGAGCTGGTTTATGGCATGTCCAGAAACCAGTTTAGGAGTGCTGCAGAGGCCGTCACTAAGGCGGAACAAATCTCTGTACGGCCGGACGACATGGCAAACACTCTGGAAGACGCCTTGTCGTCCCTGGCCAGGAAGGAAGCGTTCCTGGCACGGTGGCTTGTGAACCCGGAGGACGTCGCGCCGCTCCTGGGTCCGATGGCGGCCCAGGCCTGGCAGATGCATGTCCAGGCGATGAACCCGGACGAGGTCCTGCGTGAGTTCGACTTCCGCGTGGAGGCCGGATCCGCCCGGAAGCCCAACAAGGGCACCAAGGTTGAGCAGATCAACCAGGCCCTCCAGATCATGGCGCCGATTGCCCAGGGCATGCTCCAGGCCGGTCAGCCTGGCCTGATGAACGCGCTCCTGGAGGACTGGGGCCGGGCCATGGACATCGACGTCACCAAGTACCTGATTCCGCCTCCACCTCCACCACCGCAGGAGCCGGCACCCAATGCAGGTCCCCCAGGAAGTCAGTGACCTCGGCTCCGACGCCGTCGAAACCTACACCCGCGCTCTTCCCTACGGAGAGCGATGGGCCCTCATGGTTGCCACGCAGACCCCTCCAGGCACGCGTGGAACGGACAGGGCGTTCATGGAGGGTCGCCTGAATGACCAGTGGCTGGACGACATGCCCAAGCGTCAGGCCCAAAGGATTCTCAGCGATGCTCGTTCCGCGGGCATTAACCCTCATGGGAAGACCTACGTTGGCGGGCTGGCCGACCAGCGGGCCCACCGGGACCCGGAGGCGTGGGTGGATTCAACCGCCGACGTCCTGCGTGTCGCCAAGAAACGCAACCTGACGGTGGAGGGAATCGTCAGCCACAAGGGCACCCAGATCCCGCAGAAGCCCCCTGCCCTGAGCGAACGAATCATCCGAGACGACATCCGGCACTACCGCAAGCTGCACCCTGGCAAGAAGACCGCCGAGCTGCGGGAAATGGTTATCTCCAAGCACGCCCTGAAGAGGAAGAAATGAACGAGATCACGCGGTTTCGCGACACCGTCGCCATCACGGCGTCCAGCTCTGCCAACACCATCACGCCGCGGATTGCATTCGGCAACTTCGCGGGCGGCTGCGTTGTCATTGCCGCGACCGGAGGTGCCACACAGATCAACTGGCATGGCTCCGCCGCCCCAGAGGCCACGCCTGTGCAAATCTACGCCGATGGGTCTGCAGTGACCACGGCGCTGACGGTTGGCATTCATCCCATCCCGGACGCCTGCTTCGCGCTTCCGTTCGTTGCCCCCGTGGTCGCCGGTGCCACCACCTGCGCCATGACCGTCTGCGTCAAGGGTTAGCCATGCCCCTCTCCCCACGCACCCTCCGACCGGCGAGCAGCGGATTCAGCGTGTGGCAGAGCGAGATCAGCAAGGCCGTCACCGAGCAGACGAAACTGCTGTACGAAATGAAGCACATGCGAGAACAGCCATGAGCCCAATGAGCCCGAGAACGCTGCGGCCGAGAGCAGGCGGATTTAATCCGGCGAGCATCAGCAACCTCGGCGCATGGTGGGATTTTTCAGACTCGTCCACAGTCTCGTTGTCATTGTCTGCCATTACTAGCGTGACTGACAAGAGCGGGAATAGTCGCACGGCAACGCAAAGCACAGGAAATAATCAGCCGGCGATTGCAGCCAGCGTCCGTAACGGCCGGTCGGCGGCACTGTTTGACGGGCTGAACGACGCCCTGGATGTGACATGGGGCGTTCAGCAGTTCACGGCCATCACCCTGTTTGCAGTAGTTCAGCCGACTGGTGCTGGTGGCGGCAGCCTCGGTCGCATATACAGCAGAGACGGCTCAGGCACTTTCCTCAATCGGGCAAACGCCAGCAATGCGTTTTCTTGGAGCATGCCATGGACGAGTGCAACCGGCAATGGG